TTAATTAAATAAAATATTATTAATGTATATGAAAAAGTCAGGAATTTATTTCTGGCTTTTTTTATTATGTAAAAAATTAAATTAAAAATGAATTAAAGGGTGTGAAAGAATGGCAGTTACTGATGATGGAAAAGATAGAAAAGAATGTCCAATATGTCGTTCTAATAAATTAAGAAGTTCATTACATTTTTATAAAGCTTATAATGAAAAAATTAATCCAGATGGATTGGTAAATTATTGTAAAAAATGTTTACATGATATGATTGAATATAATGATGATAAAGAACCTACTGAATTTTCATTAAGAAAAATGTTAGCATTAATTAATAGACCGTTTATTTATAGTTGTTTTAATTCTGCAAAAAAAAGTCAAAATGATTTTTTAGGTTCTTATATAAAAAATATAAATATGGTTCAATTTAGACTTTTAGGTTATAAAAATAGTAATGCTCCAATTAATGATAATAATATTTTTAATGATAATGACGTATGTGGAATAGAAAAACAAGTTATAGATGATTTTAAAATTACTACTGATATGATTTCAAGATGGGGTTCAAAATATAATAAAAAACAAATTATGGATTTAGAAAAATTTTATCAAGATATGTTGATTACTCATACTATTGTAACACCCCAACATAAAAAATCATTAGTTTTTATATGTAAGATACAATTAAAATTAGATTATTATTTAGAAACTGATGATATGGGTAATTTTACAAAATTACACACTCAATATCAATCATTATTAACATCTTCAGGTCTTAGACCTATTGATACAATTGGTGGAGATGAAGCAACTGGAATGCGTTCATTTAGTCATATTTATGAGGAAGTTGAGAAAGATGGGTATTTAGAGCCAAGAGAATATACTGAAAAACAAGATATAGTAGATAAAACTATAATGTATCTTTTAAACTATACATTAAAATCAGTAGGAAAATCAAAATTAATTGAACCTCCTAAAGATACCCCTAAAGTGGGTGTAATATAATTGTGAGTAATCATATTAATTTTGAAACTGATGAAAAAAAAAATAGTAATAGTATAATAAATAAACCTAATTTTAATGTTACAGATTTTCAAAAAAAAACTTTTGAAGATATAAAAAAAGAATGGCGTAATTATTGTGAATTTTGGATTACTTATCCAGATATATTTATTGATTTTATTAAATCTAATGATTGTAAAATTGATTTATATTTTTATCAAAGAATATTTTTAAGAATTTTTTTGCGTTATCGTAGAGTTTTTATTACTGCAACTAGAGGTACAGCAAAAAGTTTTACGGAAATACTAGCAATGTATTTAAAATGCATGTTTAGACCTAATATAAAATTATTTATTTGTGCTTATGGTAAAGAACAAGCTGCTAAAATAGCACAAGATAATATTTCAGATATATGGAGTTATTTCCCTATTTTAAAAGGAGAAATTAAATATAAGTCTTTTACTAAAGATTATACTAAATTAGTTTTTCATAATGGAAGTAGATTTGATGTTGTTCAAGTAAAAGATTCTACAAGAGGTGGAAGACGTAATGGTGGAGCTATTGAAGAAATTTCTAATGAAAAATTTAATGGAGATCTATTACATTCTGTAGTTATTCCTTTAATGGCTAATAATAGACTTGCTTCTTGTAAAGGATATGATCCTAATGAAATACATAAACAAGAATGGTATTGTACTACTGCAGGAACTAGACAATCTTTTTCTTTTAAAAAAATGAAAGAAATTTATGCAGATATGTTAAATGGAAAATCAGCATTTAATATAGGTTGCGGTTATGAGTTACCATGTATGCATGAACAATTAGATATTAATTTTATAAATGAACAAAAAGAATCACCTACATATAATCCTTTAGCTTTTCAAAGAGAATATGAATCTATATGGACTGGCAGTAGTGAAGATTCATTAATTAATTTAGAAAATTTAAATAAATGTAGGATATTAACAAAACCTGAACTAAAAGCTGAAGATAAAAATGCAGAATATATTTTAGCATATGATGTAGCTAGAGCAGAGGGTTCTTTAAATGCACAATCTGTATTGGTAATTATAAAAACAATATTAAAAGCAGATAGTACTTTTCAAAAAAATGTAGTTAATATATTTAGTTTTGAAGGAACACATTTTTTAGAACAAGCTTTATTTATAAAAAAAATGGTTAACACTTATAAAGCTAGAATTTTATGTTTAGATACAAACGGATTAGGTGTTGGGCTTTGTGATTATTTAGTAACAGAAATTGATGAAAATCCAGCATATGAAGTTATAAATGATGATAGATATAATAAATATAAAACGGAAGATAGTATACCTATGATATTTTCTCTTAAATCACAAACAAAAGATACAAAAAGTAGTGATATACATAATGTTTTTATTCAATATTTAAATCATCAAAAAGTAAAACTTTTAAAAGGTGAATTTGCTGTAAAATCTGAAATTTTAAGTAAATGTAAAAGTAATATAGAAAAATATACTGATATAATTAAGCCTTTTATTATGACTGATATATTATGTGATGAGATTATGAACCTTGAATATAAACAATCTGGTGTTCATACGCAAGTTAAACAAATTAGTAAAAGTATAAATAAAGATAAATTTTCTGCGTTAGAGTATGGTTTATTTTGGATTTATTTACAAGAACGAAAGAATTTAATTAAAAAAGAAGAAAAAATAGATATTTCTAAATTATTTTCATATAAAAAACCAGAAATTAGAAAAAAATCATTACGTAGATGGTGAAGGGTGGTGAATTATGGGTGAAAAAAGTAAAGATCAAATACAAGAAGATTTAGTTCGTAAAATAAAATCAAACTTTACTCTAATGGCAAAATATATTAAACTTGATTTAAATAATAATACAAATATAAGTTATTCTTTTACAAAGAATTTTGATAAAGAAGATGTAATGAAATGGTTAGCTTCTCCTAGTAAATATTCATCAAATTTAGTAAGTCTATCTAATTTTTTATATAATGCTAGTAGCCATTATAAAAGATTAATTCAATATTTTGCATTAATGCTTAAATATTATTATTATGTAGAACCTCAAAATTTATTATTAATTGATGATTTAGATGAAACAAAAATTAAAAAAATTAAATTAAAATATTTTAAAAATATTGAATATGTTGATGAAATGAATTTATCTCATGAATTTACTAAAATTTCAGAAACAATTTGGAAAGAAGATATTTTTTATGGTTATGAACATTATAAAAAAGGTTCATATTTTATACAAAAATTAGATTCTAAATATTGTGCAATTTCATCTATAGAAGATGGTGTTTATAATTTTTCATTTGATTTTTTATATTTTGATAAATATAAAAAAAAATTAGAAGAATATCCTGAAGAATTTACTACAAAATATAATATTTATAAATCTGATATGAAACAAAAATGGCAAGAGTTAGATTCTAAAAATACTATATGTATTAAATTAAATGAAGATGTTGATTATGCGATTCCTCCATTTGCAGGAATATTTGAAGAATTATATGATTTAGAAGATTATAAAGCTTTAAAATTAGCAAGAACTGAATTAGAAAACACTGCTATATTGATTGAAAAAATACCTTATTTAAAAAGTACAGATGAATTAAATCAATTTGCTTTACAATTAGATTTAGCTATCTCGTATCATAATAAAGCAGCTGCTGAATTGCCATCGCAAATTGGTTCAATGCTTTCTCCTTTTGAAGCCGTAGAAGCTATTACTTTTAATACAAAAGATACAAAAAGTGATGGAGTTTCTGAAGCGGAAGAAGCTTTATATAATTCCGCAGGTGTTTCTAAATTAATATTTAACAGTAATAATGCTTCAGGTGCAGCATTAGTAAAGTCTATAACTAGTGATTCTGATATTGTATTTTTTACATTAAGACAATATGAAAGATGGGTAAATAGAAAATTAAAGCTCAATAATAAAAAAGTAAAAGCACATTTTTTAAATATTACAAGTTTTAATCAAGATGATGTAATTAAAAGATATAAAGAAGCTGCTACATTGGGTGTTCCTTGTAAAATAGCATATGCTACAGCACTAGGAATGTCTCCTATGTCAGTAAATAATATGGCTGTATTAGAAAATAAAATATTTAATATATCTGAAAATTGGAAACCTCTTTCTTCAAGTTACACTCAAACTGATAAAACTGCAGGTGTAGATGAAAAAGATGATGGTGATTTAGATGATTCTGGAACAGAAACTAAAGAAAGTGATGGAAATAATCCAGATAATAGAGATTATTAAATGAGGTGATTAATTGAATAATTTTATATATTGTTTTAATGAAAAAGATAAAGATAATTTATTATCTAAAGGTTTTAAATTATTACAAGAAACAATTGTAGATAAAAAGAAAGCATATATTTTTTTGAATAATAAATCTTTGATATTTGATTTAAAAAATGATTTTGTTTTTAGTAATCAATTGGCTTTGTAATCAATATTTTAAAACTTAGTTTTGAAAGGGGGTGCAAAGCGTGAAATGCAAAATACTATAAAATTGTATGGACAATTTGAAAAAAATGAAGATTTTAATTTTAAAAATTCTACTTTTGAAATTGTAAAAATGCGTATACATGGATTAGGTAAGAATCCAAATAAATCTAATATAACAAAAGAAGCATTTAATCAGGCATATGAAGGTATATTTGGTATTCCAATAGTAGCAAAATATACTGAAGATAATGATACATATGGTAATGATGGTGATTTAACTTCTCATAACCAAATAATTAAAAAAGATAAAGATGGAAATTATATTTTAGTTTATGACACAGTGCCATTAGGTTTTATTAGTCCAACTAGTACTATTGAATTAGAAGAAGTTGAAGAAAATAATATAAAACGTGTGTATATTGTAGTAGATCAGGTAGTTTTATGGAAAAGATATGATTCTACAAAAAAAATAATTGAATGGTTAGATAATGATATTATTCCAAAAGTATCAATGGAAATTGGTGATGTTGATGGAGTTATAGATGATGGATATTTTCAAATTGATAAATATGAATATCAGTCTGTATGTGCCTTAGGTTCTAATATAGAACCATGTTTTCCTAATTGTGATATTCAAACATTTGTAAATAATGATAATAAAAATAATATTTTTAATGATTTATATAAAGAAATGTTAAAAGAATATAGTAAGCAAAATAAAGATAATATTTTTAATATTATTGACGAATCAAAAAAAGGGGGGATAGAAAACGTGAAAGAAAAAATGGAGTTATTAAAGAAAAATGGTATTAAAGCTGAGGATTTAAATTTTTCTATTGATGATATTACATTAGATGAATTAGCAGAAAAAGTTAAAGATTTTATTTCTAAAGCAGATGGTAAATCTAAAAAAACTTCTAAAGAAAAAATTAAAAATAATGCTTTTAGTTTGACTAATGAACAATTTGTTCAAGAATTATCTAATCAATTAAGTAATGAAAAAATAGCTGATGATTGGGGTTATGAATATTCAAGATATTCTTATTTAGATTATAAAGATACTATAGTTTATGCTTGGGATAGAAGTGATAATTGGTTATTGTATGGACTTAGTTTTACAATTAATAAAGATAGCGTAATAATTGATTTTGATTCAGTAAAAAGATATAAATTTGAACCAGTACCTTTTGAAGATGGTGATATAAATATTTTTGAATTATATCCACAGTTGGCAATTGATTATTCTGTTCAAGTTAAAGAAAAAGAATTACAAAAGAAATTTGAGGTAGATAAAAATACCGCAGTTCAAGAAGTTCAAACAAAACTTGATACTACAGATAAAGATTTTCAAGTTGTAAAAGATGAAAACGCAATTTTATCTGAATTTAAATCTAATATTGAAAAGAAGAAAAGAGAAATATTAGAAAATGAAGTTTATGTAAAATTTGAAAAATTGAATGGTGTAGAGTCTTATGAAAATCTTAAAAAAGAATCTATTAAATATTCAATAGAAGAATTAGAAGAAAAATGTGTGTATATTGCTTTTAAAAACAATGTTTCATTATTTGAAAAAGTAAAAGATAATAATTTAACAAAAATTTCAATTGACAAAAAAGAAAGTTCTGATGATTTGCCTTATGGTGGATTAATAGATAGATATAAAAACAAATAAAGGAGGAATGAATAATGAGTAACGGAATAGTAAGACTTGGTAGAGTCGCTGCTACAAAAAATGGTAATTTAATTAGTGCAAGATATTATGTTGGTGCTACACCTACTGCTATTAACAATGGTATGCTCGTAATAGAAGATGGTTTAATAGATGCTGATACAGATAGAGATTTATTTAAGGTTGTATATCCTTCAGCAATAACAAATAAAGGGGTTGGGGTAGTTACTACACCTGAAATTGTTTATAGCGAAGCAACTAAACAGAATCTTGCAGATTTTACAAATGCAGCTAGTGCAAATATTAGAATAACTAATCTTCAAGAGGGTGATGAACTTTCTGTAACCGAAGATTGTCTTAATATGTTAGCCACAGTACCTGTAGTTGGCAATTACGTAATACTTAAAGCAAGTTCAACACTATGGGATGAAGTTGAGTCTTTAGGTGGAACTGAACTTTTCTATGGAAAAATAATTGCAAAAGAATTGTTTAACACTACAAGAACTACTTATATGTATGTTATCAAAATATTATCTGTATAGATAATTAATATAATTTAAAAGGAGGTTATGTAAAAATGAAAGAAAGAAACGAACTTGTCAAACTTGGCATAGATGTTTATAAAAATAAAATTGCTAATGGAAATTTTTCAAAAAATGATGCTCTTAAAACATTAAGAGAAGCTTTTATTGATCTTAATGGCGGTGAGACTGCGTTAAATTTTAAAAATATGAGACGTAATGGAACAGAAATGTTTGAAATAATTGAAGAAATATTAGTTAAAACTGTAATAGAAGGTTTGCCTGAGGATAATTTCTTCAGAACTTTTGTTGATTTTAGAAATCTTGCATTAGGGGATCAAAATAGTTTTCATGTTCCTGATAACACAGTATTAACTGTATCAGAAATGGCTGATGGATTTACTTCTCTTAGGAGACAGAGATTAGACGTAGGTGGGAATACATCTATTACAACTAGCACTAAAGGTATTAAAATCTATGAAGAATTAAATAGGCTTTTATCTGGAAGAGCTGATTTTGATGTATTACTTAAAGCTCTTGAAAAAGCATATAAGCTTAAAATTAATAATGACATATATACTGCATTTACAGGATGTTTTACATCTTTAGATGCAACATTTAATGTAAGTGGGTCTTTTAGTGAATCAACATTATTAACATTATGTGAGCATTTAGAAGCTGCTACAGATACAACTCCAATAATTTATGGAACAAGAGCTGCTTTAAGAAAAATATCATCGGCTATAGTTTCAGAAGTTGCTAAAGAAGAATATTCTAAACTTGGTTTTTATGGTAGTTTTAATGGTATTCCTATGGTTAGAATTAAACAAGTACATACTGTAGGCACTTACACATTTAAACTTTCTGAAACTGATGTTTATATTACTGCTGGAGATGCTAAACCTGTAAAATTTGTAACTGAAGGAGATGCTACTATACTTCAAGGTAACCCAATGGATAATGCTGATTTATCTCAGGATTATTTAATATTCACCAAATATGGTACTGGAGTAGTAATTACAGATTTATATGCAAAATATTCAATGTCATCTTAATTGATAATTAAAATAATATTTAGGGTGTGATTTATAATTACACCCTTTTTTATTAATGAATAAAAGGAGAAAAAAATGATACAAGAAAAATGGAAACCTGATTTAAATAGGTTAATTTGTGTAAAAAATATATCTGCTGGTGAATTAATTTATATAAGCAAACGTCAGCTTGGATATCAAGTAGAATGGACAAATCCTAATGATACAAATTATATGGAATTGAGTGAATTGAAAAATTTACTAAGTTCTGATAGATTCTTTTTTAAAAATTTATGGATACGAATTATAGAAGATGATGAAATTGAAATATATAAATATTTAAATGTTTATAAAAATTATAAAGATTTTTTAAATCTTAAATTAGATGATGTTGATGATATTTTTAAATTATCTATCAGTAAATTTGAAAAAGCATTCAAACTTCTACCTGAGGCTTTTCAAAAAACAATTGCTAAAAATGCAGTTAATAAAATTATAGATGGAACATTAGATTCAATGAAAATTGTAAAGGTTATAGAATCTATAACAGAATTAGATTTAAATTTAATGGCAGAAACAAAAAAAAGAGCAGATAAAAAAATAAATAAGGAGTGATAATATATGGCTACTCCTTTTTCTGATGTATATGATATGTTTTTATCTAACATATCGGATTATACTTTTTTAGAATTTGATCCAGATAATAGAGAATCAATTATGCATGGATATTTAGTTAAAGCAATTGTTGAATTTAAATCATGTGTAACTAGTTTAGCTAGGACTGATTCAACTGAATATTTTACATTAACTTTGTCAGAAGAAATACAAAGTATATTAGCAAGTTATATGGTAAGGTTTTGGATTAGACCACAAATACTTAATATTAATATTTTAACACAGCAAGTATCTTCAAAGGATTTTAAGTTAACTTCGCAAGCTAATCATTTAGATGTTTTATTAAAATTAAAAAAAGAATGGGATAGAGAAATTGATAGGTTGACTAATAGATATAATAATTATGCTTATAGTTTGGAGGATTTAGACTAATGATACAAACTAATTATAATGCTATACCTAATAAAATGTTTGGAAATTATTTAAAATATTTAATAAATAAGGTGTGGAAGATATTACCTATGTATGAAGAAAACAACTCTACTCTTATACCCTATCTTAAAAAATTACAAATGGAACTAACAGGCAATTTAGAATTAATAAAAGAATTACAATACGATGGCAATTTACAAACTATTTTAAATAATATTGAATGTATTATTGCTTATGATATCAATCATACTGAATGTAAAAAAATGGTTCTTGATTCAATTGCTTTAATTAAATTATTACAAAAAAGATATGGTTTTGAAGATTAATTTTAAAGGTGGTGGATTATTTGTCAGTTAATTGGGATTTATATAATAATAGAATTTCTATACGTTCCTCTGGAACAAAAGCAGGAAAACTTAATTATTTTAAAGATAATATTTCAACAGATTTTGAACGTAATCCATCTTACCATTCGGTTTTAAAAAATGGTGTCACTGCTAATTGTTGGGTAGTTGACGAAAATTCCATGAATACAAATCCAAATAAAAAAAGTATTATAATGAAACCTACTGAAATTATAGCAATAGGTGATGAAATTACTGTAACTGATTGGAATAGTGAAGTATGGATATGCACGAATAGAGATTCTAATGATGAATTATGTGAAATTGGAATAATCGAAAAATGCAATAATACATTAAATTTTGTTTTAAGTGAAGTTGAATATAATTATCCTTGTATTATAGATAAAAATTCTAATACTTCAGATGGTATTAATAATAATAAATATTTAATATTACAAGATAATCAAATAGTAATTATTATAAAAAATGATATATATTCAAGTCAATTAGAATTAAATACTAGATTTATATTTAATAATAAATATGCTTACAAATTAACAAAAATTAATGAATTAACATTAGTAGATGATGGATTATATTATTTAACATTAACACAAGATGAAATTCGTGAAGAAGATGATTTGGTTAATGATTTACCTGACTCTACAAGTCATACAATCCCTGACGATAGTTATATTTAAAATAAATAAAAAGTGGTGATAATTGTATTGAAATTTTTAGAAATTGGTACTAACAAATCAGAAATTATGCAATCAATAGTTCAGGATGATAATATAGTCAAAGCATTAATAAATAAAGATGCTGATTTTTTAGATACAGATATTCCAGATGGATTTGTTAGAAAGTCATTAATATATACACAAGTTTTACCTTATAAATTTTTTCCTAATGTAAAAACTGAAGAAAATATTTTTATTTCATCTAAATTTAGATATGAAAAAGATGGTAATTTTTTCAAAATTGGTTATATTACTTTTTTTATTATCACACATATAAATCTTGTAAGAACTAATGAAGGAATATTGAGATATGATTATGTTTTAAATCAAATTGATGAATTATTTAACAAAGATAATTCTTTGACTAGAATTGTTGGAAAAATGAGTTTAGATGTAGCAGAAGATCTATGTATAAATGAAAATTGGATAGGGTTACTTGTAAAATATAGAGCAAGTTTTATACAATAGGTGTTTTTATGAATGAATATTTAAAGTACTTTATAAAAACTCAATTTTTTCTTAATTATTCTATAAATATTGATAATAATATAGGTGAAATAATATGTCCAAAAATTAAAGATTTAAAAAATAATTTTATGATATTTTTGTATTTATGTAATAAATTTATTGATTTATATATTAATGATAAAGTTCAATTTTATTTATTATTAATGAATGATAAGAATTACAATGATTTTATTACATTAATATCTTTAGTTACAAATTGTGAAAAAATTTCTTTTAAGCAAGGTAAATTTAGTTATAATAATTTTAATTTTATTGATGAAAGTAATATTGATTTATTTATTGAAATTATAAAAGTAATGATACATAGAGATTTTGAAAAAGATTATTATAAACCTGCTAATAAAATTGCAGAAAAAATGATGGAAAGAGCTAAAAAATTAAAAGAAGAACTTAGGAAAAAACAAAAAAATAAGAAAAATAATAATTTAGGATTATTAGAGATTCTGTCTACAGTTTCAGGTAGGCATAATTCTATTAATGTTTTAAATATTGAAAATTTAAATTATTTTCAATTATTAAATCAATATAAAAAGTTAATAAATATTGATAATTATAATGTAAAAATGAATGCTTATTCTAATGGAAATTTAAAAGAAGAAGGTATAAAAAAACTTAAACATTATAGTTATGAAAATTAAGATTAAATAAATAAGGGGGTATAAAATATGTCAAATACTTTTGCAATTAAAGAAGTTATGGATTTTGTCGTTGAAAGATATTCTTCTTCTGGGCGCGGAACTGAATTATTTCATTCTGATTATCCAGCAGAAACTTCAATTAACACTTCTGCAGAAAGATTGTCTATACGTGGTGGGCAAGGAAATTATAAATTGTTAGATTTAGATCATACTAAAGATTGTACATATAAAGCAATTTTGCCATTAGTAGATATTAATGCTTTGGCTGAAAAATTAGGTGTTTCTATTAGTGTGGGGGCAGCATCAGCATTTAAAAGACAAGTATTAACTGCAGATGCAAGTAATCAAATTACATTATCTGCTACACCTACTGCTGATACATTAATAATTCATGCTTTATCTGAAGAAAGAGATTTAGGAGATTTACAAACTGCTGGAACACCTGTAAGTGTAGTAAATGAATATTCTATTTCTGGAAGAGTGGTTACTTTAAACGCAACTACAGCTCCAGTTGGAACAAAATTTGTTGTAACTTATAATTATACTAGTGGAATAACTGCACAGAATATTAAAATTACAGCATCAGATTTTCCGGGATTTATAACTATTCGTGGTGTAGGTCTAGTAGACGATGATCAGGCTGGTGAAAAAATTCCAGTATCTTTTACAATACATAAAGCTAAAGTTCAACCTAGTTTTGAATTAACAATGAATGAAAGTAATGCTACAGAACTCGATTTTACTGTAGATTGCTATACTGTTCTTAATTCTGCAGGAAATAGAGAATTTATTGATATTGTAAAACTTAATGATGAAGCTTATTAAAAATATATAAATAATTAAAATAATAATATCAATGGGGGTTTATTTCTAATAGACTCCCATTATTTTTTTAATTAAATTTAATTTAATTTAAAAATTTTAGAGAGATAAGGTAGCTCCTGAAAGACAGTTTCCTAGCTGTTTTCTCTCTATTCTATTTAGGAAAATATAAAATTACCTTAGGAGGTAAAATGAATAAAAAAGTTTTAATTAGTTGTCCTATTTCTAATAGGGATTATATTCTCCCCTATTATTTAAGACATATTTATAATTTAGATTATAATAAAAAGAATATAAATATTTATTGGATAATCAATAATTCAAAACCAAATGATAAATCTTATGACTTATTGAATGAATTTAAAAATAAATATAATAACAAATATAATTCTATAATAATAGAAATTTTTAATAGTAAAGAAAATTTTTATGATACAAACGAAAGATCAAATAGCAATAGAGTAAAATATATTTACTCATGGTTAGCTATATTAAGAAATAAAATATTAAAAAAATGTGTTGATTTAAATTGTGATTATTTATTTAGTAATGATTCAGATATTTTAATTCGACCAGATACTTTAAACAGATTATTAGGACACAATGAGCATATTGTGTCTTCACTTATATATAACGGATATATTCATATCCCAAAAAACATTTCTAATGATTATAACCCAATTAAAAATGCTTATAGATTTCCTAATATATTAAAGAAAATAAATAGTGTAAATGAATTAACTGAAATGGATAAAATATTTTTTATAAATTCAGGTATTGATACTATAGATAGGATATATACTCATATTTCTAATTATAGAATAAAATTTCCAGAAAAAAATCCAATAAATAAATTAATTAATGTAGATTATACTGGTGCATCAATTTTAATGTCTAAAGATGTTTGTAAAAAAACTAGATATGAAAAAAATAAAGTTTATGGCGAAGATGAGCCCTTTTGTTATTCTGCAAAACAAGCAGGATTTCAATTATATTGTGATGTATCTTTATTTCAATATCATTGTATGAATCAAGATATATTAAATTATTTTTTAGATAATGGGTTTATAGAAAAGATTAAATAATTAATGATTAATCAAGCTTAATTACCTTGATTGTAAGAGAGGTTTCTCATCTTGATTTTGCAATTTTTGATAAAGATAAAGTTTTATATTGTTTAATTGAATATGATGGAGAACAACATTATAGACCAGTTAATTTTGGTGGTATGTCTGACGAAAAAGCTTTAAATAATTTAGAAAAAACAAAAAAACACGATCAAATAAAAAATAATTATTGTAAAAAAAATAATATTAAATTAATAAGAATACCGTATTGGGAATCAAATAATTATAAAAATATTTTAAATGATGAATTAAAGGAGATTATTTAATGAGTAAAAAAATTGGAATACTTTGTGAATGTGTGTATCAATTTTGCGGAAATGTAGATTTAAAAGGAGGCGGAGAGAGGTATTTTGTTGATTTTGTTAATTTATTACATAAATTAGGTTATAAAACTATAGTATATCAATTTTCATATAAACCATTTAGAAAAAAATATCAAAATATAATTGTAAATGGCTTAGGTAATATAACTACAAAAAATCCAAACCAATATTATAATGACGGATTAAATATGTTTGAAGAAAAAACAAAAGATTGTGATGGACTTTTTTATCTTTCTATGAATTTATTAATGAGAGCTGCTAAAAAACCTACTTTAACTGTTTCTCATGGTTTAGTTTTTGATGGAGTTTTGCCAAATCAAAGACAACATTCTATAGAAGCATTGGATACTTTTAAAAAATGGATTAGAAATTCAACTCATACTATATCTGTAGATACAAATAGTATAAAAGTTATGCAAGTTCATTATTGCAAAAATATTTCTAAAATGACATTCATACCTAATTATGTAGATTTGAATATTTTTAAACCTAGTGAAAGAATAAATGATGGTAAGTTTAATATTCTTTTTCCGAGACGAAAACAATTTTGCAGAGGCTATCATACCATGATGGCAGCTACTCAAATATTAATGAATAAATATGATGATATTAATGTAACGTTTTGTGGTAAAGGCAATAAAGAAGAAGAAGATTTTTTTAAACAATGGTATGAAAAAATGCCAAAAAATAGAATAAAAAATATTTCATATGATATGAAAGATATGTGGAAAGCGTACCAAAATATTGATATTTCATGTATCCCTACAATTTATGCCGAAGGAACGAGTTTAAGTTGTTTAGAGTCTCAAGCTTCGGGTATAGTACCAATAGCGACTCACGTAGGTGGTCTCACAGATTTAATTTTAAAAAATTTTAACGGTTTATTAATTAAACCTGATGACACATGGCAAGAATATGAATCAAATCCAAATTACTTGTTAGAAGCTATTGAATATTTATATCATAATCGTGATGAATTAAAAAGAATGAAAAAAAACGCTATAGAAGTTTCAAAATCTTTTTCAAAAGAAATTTGGGATAATAGAATAGCTAAAGTAATCAAACAAGTTTATGGTGAATCAAATTAAATAATAATAAAAAGAATAAAAGGAGATTATAATTTGAAAAATATAAATTTTGTATATTACAATACAGATTATAGGAAAGTTTTAGATAGTTTAATAGATCCTATACTTCCCTACTTAAATAATTATACTAAAAATTCTGAAGCAGATGAAAATTCATTGAACGTAAATTTTTTTAGAGAAGATCCTAAAAAAGTGAATGTTTTCTGTAGTCATGGCATAGCTTGTAAAAATTGGCGTAATGCATGGGATGTAAAGGACTATGATTATATATTTGTATCAGGAGAACTTTGGAAAGAAAAACTTATACAACAAGGATTAGATAAAAATAAAATATTTATTAATGGATATACAAAATTAGATCCTATATTTCAAGGTAAATATAAAAAAAGTACATACGATAAAAAAGTAATTTTATTTGCTCCTACCCATATCGCAATACCTTCTATTTCTTTAAAAAATAGGTTTGAAGAAAATTTTAAATATTTTGATAAATATAAAATTATTGATTCAAGTCATCCTACTGCAAAAAGTGACCAATCCCCTACCCTACAAGCTTTAGTTGATGCTGATATAGTTATTAGTGATAGTGGAAGTCTTTTATATGAAGCTTGGCTTTTAGGTAAACAAGTAGTTTTTGTTGATTGGCTAATTAAAGAAGAGGTTCATAATCACATCCCTTATTCTTTTGAAGATTTTATTTATGAAAAGGAAGTAGGTTTACATGCAAAGAATATTAAAGAAATGTGTGAATTAGTTGATTTTGCAAGTGAAAATGAATTAGATAAAAATGTAGTGGATTTTATGGAAAGTATCTTCCCTACTTCATTAAGAGGCAAATCAGGAGAAATGACAGCACAAATTTTAAAAGAATTAGCAAAATTATAAAATAGAATATAAGGAGAATTATAATGGATGTAATTTTATTAGCGGCAGGTATTGGGAAAAGAGCTAAATTAAATTATCCTAAACAGATATTTAGGCTTGGTGGTATTCCTATACTAGTTAGATTAATTAATATTTTTCAAAATATTTCAAAAATTAAAAATATTATTTTAACTGTGATTCCTGATAAAATAGAATATTTTGAAAATATATTAAAACAATATGATATTAAAAATGTTCAAATTATTAAAGGTGGCACAAATAGACAACAATCTGTATATTATGCTTTACAATATGTACAAACAGATAAAGTAATAATTCATGAAGTTGCTAGACCTTTTATAACTAAAGAATATATTAAAAAAATGATTGAAATAAAAAATGATAATGTAGTGCCTATTATTGATGTTAATTATACACTTTATGATATTAAAAAAGGTCAATATCCTCGTAGAAATGATATTAAAAATGTACAACTTCCACAAAAATTTAATACTGAACTATTAAAAGAAGCTCATGAAAAATTAAAGAATTATAATTTTACAGATGATTCAAGTTTATTTGTTTCTTATTTTAGTGATAAATTTATTAATTATATTGATGGTTTAGAAGAAAATATAAAAATAACTACTCCATTAGATGTAAAGATCAGTGAGGTAATTTATGACGAATAAACAAATAGCTATTGTGATTGGTGGATCTAGTGGAGTTGGAAAAGCTATATGTAATACATTAAAAAATGAATATAAAGTAATAAATATGTCACGTAGAAAAAACAATGAAGTTGAAAATATATATTGTGATGTGACACAACCTGAAATTATAAAAAATGCTTTTAAAGAATTAGAGCAATTATATGGAATACCATATTGTATGTTTTATGTATCAGGATTTGTAGAACCTCAGTCTATTTTTGAAATTGATGAAAATATGTTACAAAAAACAATAGAAGTAAATTTATTAGGTAGCATTAGATGTACACAAACATTTGTAAAATTAATTAATAAATTATACACAGAATTTAAAATTATATATATTGCAAGTACTGCAGGAACTAGACCATCAGCAGGATTGTCAATTTATGCTAGTGCAAAATCTGCTTTAATAAATTTCGGTTTGTCAATGAGTGAAGAACTTAAATCCTATAATATTAAAGTATATATAGTTTCTTTGGGTAGAGTAGCAACTGAATTACGTAAGAAATTAGCTCCAAATGAAAATCCAAATTTAATAATGCAGCCTGAAGAATGTGCTAATTCTATATGTGAATTATTATATGATAAAGGATTGGTAGATGGACAAAATATTATAATTCGTAAAACTATTAAAAATAATTAAAATAATAAATTAAGGAGTGATAACCATGGGATATATAATTGGTAGTGGCTATAAAGGTTCTTCGGCATTAGAAACATCTGTGGCAGGAGTAGAAATATTACCTGATTCACCTGCAAGTTGGACTGTAAATTATCAATATTATACATTTAATTTTTATAATGATCAAGAATGTACTATTAAAATTAATGGAGATATAGATAATATTATTTATTTACGTGCAGGGCAAGGTTTTAAAGGTGATGAAAAAGATAAACCTATTGAATCTTTTAAAATAATAGAATCGGGTATTACTTATAATTGGCAAGGTAATTATACTTAATTTATAATTAAATTAAGTAATTTAATAAATATGAATAATTGGAGGATTTTATAATGATAGAGTTTAAAATAAAAGATGATAAAGGAATTTCAATTACATTAGCTAATACTAAAATACAAAAAATAAATATTAAACAATATATAACTAATGATGATAAAATAAAATTTGTTGCTTTATGTGTAAATAATTATTTTGATAATTATGAATTAGTTGTAAAGGGTAAACCTTATGTAACTAATAGACTTTTTGCAAAAGAAAGAATTTTTGTTTATTGTATATTTAAATTTTTTACTGATTTAGAACTTGAAGATGAATTAGATGTTGAAAAATTTTATAATAATGTGGTTTGTTCAGGTGTATATCAAAAGGTTTTTAATGAAATATCTATGGATGTGATTTGGCAAATTAAAGATGATATTAGTAATAGTATTAAAGAATATAATGACTTTAAAAAAGAAATGAACAGTATAGAAATTATTATAAAAGATTTTCTTGAAAAAATAACTGAAAAAATACCTACAAAAAAACAAATTAATGCTTTTGTTAAAAAAGTACCTAAAATGATAAATGAAATAGATAAAGAAAAATTAGAATTATTAAAAAATTCAATTAATAATGTTATTAATCAACAAAAAATTAATAAATAATTAGATAGTAAGCCAGATAAATTATGAATTTTAT